CTTGAACTCTTCCAGAGGCAGGCACAATAGCCAAGGTTGCAGAAGTCCCAGCGGGAACAAAATAATCTGCAGTCGTTGCAACAGCTGTAGTTCCAATCGCAACGTGAGCGTTTGCTGTTACAGCAACAACTCTTAACGTATCGGATTGAACTGCAAACTGAGTTGATTGTGCAGATGTTGTGCTGGTATTAAAACTAATACCATTACCAACCGGTGAATGTGCCATTACTCGTCCTCGTCTGTTACGTAATCATCAATTTCACCAGAATTTTCATCATACTCATTCTCTTCTGCATCATCATATTCTTCCTCATCATCAGTTAAACCAAACATAGCGTCAGCTACATATGGTCTTGCATATTCAATTCTTTCTGCAGTTTTGGCATAAAGAACGTTTTTGATTGCATCACTAATTTCAGACGGAGATTCGTCAGCAATCATCAAATCCATTAGTTCATCCATAAGATAAAAATTTATACCTATCTTTTATTTATATTTCCCCACCCTTAGGTTCTGGATTCGCCGGTGCTTGCATTGCACTCGTATCCATTTCCATATCTTGTGGGATATTGCCCATACCACCAGTGGCTTGAGCCGCTTGAGTTGCCAACATCATTTCTTCTTCTGAAGGCGGAATGACACCAGCTTCTTTTTCTGCAGCCATCTGAAGATCTTGTTCTAAGATCTCAACGTCAGTTTGTCTGAGAATCTTACGACGAACATAATCCACAGAAAAATATTTTCCGATATATGGATCTGCAGTCGCAAGAAGACCAAGACGTTCTTGCATCAGTTCAGCGTCCTTAAGTTCAGAGAAATGATTGTCGTAAAGGTAATCATATTGAATATGATCACTCATATACTCCCACTCTTCAGGAGTAATGACATTTTTTAGAATGAGTTGAGTTCTCAGAATATCGTGAAACAGATTACTGAATCTCTTTCTCATTCTTCCAACAAACTTAGTAAACTTAAGTTCGTCACGAAGAATTTCAGAAGAACGACCTAAACTAAATCCATTGTCAATGTTCATTCTTGACTCTGGAACTCCGAGTGATCTATAAAGTTTCTTTTGGAAATATTCAACGTCTGTAAGTTCACCAAGATTTTGACCACCAGGAAGTGTGGTGATTTCTGTACCACGACCACCTTCTCTACGTGGAAGCCAAAAGTCTTCCATCATCGACATATATTTTTTATCGTCACGAATTTCACCAGTGCTGGCATCATAGGTGAGTTTGTTACGATAACGGCTCATTACCTCTCTGAGGTATTGTTCCGCTTTAACCTTTGGAAGATTACCTACGTCAATGTAGAAAATTCTTCTTTCTGGAGCACGAGACAATCTATAGATAACCAGAGAGTCTTCAATCATTCTCAGTTGGTTAAGAGCTTTGATTGCCTTATGCAGATATGAAAGAACAGTGTGTTTGTTACGATCTACAAGACCAGAAGTACAGTATGCAATTGCATCCTTTGCAATTTTTACCGAGTCTCTTTGTTGTGAAGTTACGGCAACAGATCCGTATTGATTGTTTTGATTTGATCCTGGGGTATAAATGAAATACTCATTAATACCAGGAAAATCATATTTCTCTGGGCTATTATCTACTGCAGATCCATTCAAAACTGCATTTAGATTTTCACCATTCTTTTTCTTTTGTTCTCTAACATATTTGATCTTGAGAGCATCAATGTATCTAAGTTCTTTAATACCCTCTTCTGGCTTTGCAAGATCAATAACTTTATGATAGTAGATACGACCGTCAATGTACCAATTTCTAAAAATCTCGTGTGCTTTTTTATCAAAGTCCAACATCTCTTTGATGTATTGGAACTCTGAACGAATGATATCTTTTACCTTATCACTAACCTGAAGATTGGAAAGTTCAATTTCTACTGGAGAATCATTTAAATCTGAAACAATGGCTTCACAAATAATATCCTCAACTGCAGAATCAACTTCTGGATGTAGAGCCATTTCGCGGTATCTACGAATAAGATCGTATTCAGTTTTGAATACTCCTTCTACATCCAGATATTGACCATAAAATCCAGATGCAAGATAGTAGTCTGCCCCATCCTCGTTGTTTTCGGGAATGGGAGAGACTACCGTCTTTGCTGGTTTCTTATATGAATCGTCAATAGAAAAACCAAAAAGAGAAGCCATTTTATAGAGTCTTTACCGTAAAGGTATTTATCAATTACTCAGATCGTCAGCCTCGGCATCACCTTGACCAACTCTAAAAGCTTCCCACCAGTTGACTTGGAACTGAACTTGGAACTCTTCGATGGTATCGGTGCTAGCATAATCCAGATCGATAGCTGTTACTTGAGTTGGATAAATTCCGTGGAACTTATACTTTCTCAGAACAGGAATCTGTTTGGTTCCTTCTCTATCAGGAAGTCTGCCGAGTTGCAGAACACTAGCATCTTGTTGATATGCATTTGGATCAATAGTACCAGAATCGTACTTATGATTATTAACTGCATTCATCCATCTTTCCATCGCAGAACGGATAGAAAAGTCGGTGTCATTGATGACGGTGACAGTCCAAGGATCAAAGGTTCTGTCTCCAGCAACGTGAAGAATACGACCTCTAAAAGCAACTGGAATGTCTCCAACAGTAGAAGCAGGAAGTTGAGCAGCTTTCACCATAAAACGCATCTTTTCTTCAATCGACTGCTCACTACCACTACCAGGAGAGGCAACACCCAGACCAGTTGGAAGTTGAATTTGAACTTCGAACAGATTAGGTCTGGCGCCGCCACCAACTAGCTTACCCTTGAAATCATCAATGGTTCTGTCTCTAAATTGAATAGCCATTTTTTGAAAACTCCGTTAGTGTGTTCTTGTTATAATCAAACTCTACCAACGACTTCTTCAAACGCAACACCAGTTCTGGTGGCAACAAAGGTCAGACCAATGAAGTTGATGGAACGGGCGGGTTTGATGAAGATGTCAGCCTTAAATTCATTAGCATCAATAACGTCAGGAGTGTTGTTTGTTTCATCACAGATAACAACGAAATCAGTGATACCTCTCTTCGCTTGAACATCGCGGAGGTAAGGCTCAACGATGTTACGGAAGTTAGCTCTTGTGATATCATCGTTGAACTCAAACAGTTGAGTTCTGGCGGCGATTTCAATAGTTGATTCGAGGGTGAGGAACAATCTTCTAACGTTAATTCTGTCAAACGCTGAGGCGTATCCGAGACCAGTCTTGTCACCAAAGAGAACGAAACCGGCTCCAGGTGAGAAGATTACTGGGTTAACTCTTCTGGTGTACAGAGAGTCTCTTTGAACCTTGCTTGGATTGTAAGCAAGTTTGACAGTATTCAGAATATTACCTCTTTGAGAACCAGCAGGTGAGAACCAAGGGAACTGTTCTTGTGAAGTTCTGGCCATCAGACCAGCAATATCAGCGTTCAGAGGAATATATTGGAATGTATTGTTGAAACGGTCAAACTGATACTTATAACCAGAGTCAAAGACAACGTATGAAGAAGAAGTCAGTGCATCAAAGAACTGAACAACGTTATCAGTTTGTGTTTTTGAACTGGTTACGTCAACAACGGCTTCTCTATGTGGAGAAACAACGGCGAGACAATCTTTTCTAAGTTCAGCAATGGCAATGAGTTTATTAGCCTTGGCTTGTGAACCTTCTTTGCTACCAGTAACACCAGGGCCTTGAATCAGGAAGTTGACGGCATACTCTGCTTCGTTTTCGAAGAGTTCATAACCACCAACAACATCACCGAGAGTAGTTGAATAACCACCTTCGTTGTTGGTTCCAGAGTAATCTTTACCAGCAGCCAGAGTGTACAGTTGGTTACCAGCAACGTTGAAGACAACATCTTGAGTGTTTGTACCCCAAACGTTGGCAGTTGAGGTTGCAGTAAAGGCAGTTTGAATACCAGAGGCAATCGAACCGTTTCCTGTGGCAACACCAACAAAGAGATAGTTGGAATTATCAGCAACGTAATCCTTGTAGTATGTGTTAGAACCAAGGGAGTTTACGGTATCCTTAGCCTTGGAAAGGAAGGCGTGTTTCTCAAGAATGGTTCCAGCGTTACCAGAGATAGAACCTTTGTCGTCAATAACTACAACGTGTACTTCATCATTCTTGGAGTTTCTTGCGGCAGCGTAACCACTGGTTCCAGGCTTTTCAGCGATTGACTTCCAGAGAACGGCACCGTTATCAAGTTGAATGTACTGATTGTTATACCAATCAGAAACGTTTGAAGATGTCAGAGTTACGGAAGTAACCAGACCAGCGGCTGGAGAAGCAATCGTTGAAGAAGAACTCAGAATTGCAATACCAGTACCAGGAGCTGAAGTTGTACCAAAACCTACGTTAGTTGCAGTACCAGAGGAGAATGCATATGCACCACCTTCGGTGTAGGATACTGGGAAGATTGAACCAGCAGCTGAAACTCTGTTGATGACTTTAACGTCGATCGTGCTAACACCGATACCAGTGATAACACCTTGAAGATAACCATCATTTACTGAAGTAGTACCAACTCCAGCAACTATTGATGTGGTCGCTTGAGTTACTGCATAACCTACTTGAGCAGCGGCTGTTGCAGCAGCACCAACGGTTAATGTCTGATCAGCAGCACCGTCGATGACGGCAACCTTTAATCCATTGGCCCAGGTTCCTGGGTTTCTGGCAGCGAATCTATACGAACCAGTTGTTTCGTAATTGTTTTTGTAATCTTCGTATGATTTGATTTTGAGAGTTGAAGTTGAAGCAATACCAACCCCGCCTACATTGGCGTTTCTAAGATTGGCACCATCAGTTCTAGCAACTCTTAATACTCCACCATATTGGAGATAGTTTGATGCGGAGTACCAGTACTCGTACTGTCTATCCGAAGAGATTGGTTTTCCAAAAATACTAAGTAATTCTTGCTCATTCTCAACGAGAATTGGCTCAAGAACTGGACCTTGTGAAAAGGGCCCACAAATGGCACCCGTTTGATCGCTCAGAGCGTCAATTCTGCCAACGGTAAGGTCAACCTCCCTAACCTTGACCCCTGGAGATACTAAGCCGATGTTAGCCATTTAAGTCTCCCTAAAAAATGTCTCATATTTTCTAAAAATATTTATAAATTTGAGCGCTTCTGAATGGGGAAACCGCCAATGAACAATCACCAATCAGGATACTCCCACTTATTGAGTACCCTAGAAGTCACTCTGCTTACCACTATTCTTTTTATTGTACACTCTTTACACTCATAAGAATAAGCAGAAGGAATGTGTCTTCTGTCCTTTCTTGTCAAATAAAATCCATCAATAAGATCTTTTGTTTTGCCACAAACTCTACACGTTCTTTCACTTAAGAATAAATGATCTAAATCAAATTGATCATCTAAATCCATTAACGATACTCCCACATATAACTGCGATCACCATACTCATCAACATACCATCTATCTCCATCGGCATCGACAAAAGACTCTTCATCAAGACCATCTAGAATAAAACCAAACGGAGCCATATCTTGTTCAATTTGGTCTCTCTGATCTTCGTAAATACGTTTTCTAACGTCTTGGTCAGTTAACTCCTTAAAGTAGTCTTGGGCGACCAGCCACGCATAGATAACGAGACACATTGCAAGGTCATCATTACAACCTTCTTCTGCTTCAAATGAATTGTTTCTCTGAATGAATGTTGTCAGTTCTGATATGATATCATAATCATTGAATACTAGTTTGTCATCTTCAATTAAAGTCTTCAGGTTGGAACATCCAATCTTCTTCACCGTTTTAGACATCTTGACACCCAATTGTGTCTTTGTTCCAGAGAATCCTTGACCAACAATTTGACCAGCTCTACCTCGCATCGAACACATCAGGAGATTATTATATTCCAAGTCGTAATGGAGAATTGATGCAACCTGATCACCAATATCATTCACCTCACATAGAATGAAGGCATTGTTGTATGCCTTTGCCATTTCGTGAATGATACTCGGGAACAACATTGGTTTGATTTCGTTGTTCTTGTATTTCGCCACAACTTTGTGTGGGAACGTGGTGATGTCAACTACAACAAACGCAGAGTAGTCAATACCGACCCCTCTCGCCACGTCAACCGTGATCATATAGTCGTGATCATCAACTGGTTCTAGATATATGTCTAACCCTTTATTCTTTTTAATCGGATCATCATAAACAAAAGCCCTGAGTTTTGAAACATTGATTAATGTGTCAACAGATCCTAGGAACTCACAATTATGTGATATTATATTATTTGAATAGTATAAATTATTTTCACCAACATCAAGTAAATCATAAAGATATATTCCTTCTTCTACTATTTCATTATATACCACCTTTTTTCCTTGTAAAAAGTCATCAACTCTAATTGTTGATGCCTTGATTTTTTCTTTTCCAAATGAATGATTATCAGAACATTTTATTTCTGATCCATCATCAAATATTATCCAATGATAAAAAGGTTTATAAACTTTTTGAATTCCTGAAAAAGATTTAAATCCATCGGGAGTTTTTACTTCAATATTTTTATTAAGTTTAAACATTTTTCCAACACTCGTTTAAAACAATCCTTTTCAATCCCTGAGGGGTTAAATTATATTGTTCAGCGTATTCTTTACAAAATGCCTGAACATATGACATTTTTTTACCATTTCTCATAATCATTCCAACATTCTGTAAATTTGGTTTTTCATTATATAGTTTTCTTATTGATCTTATTTGATCATCATCAATTTTTCTGTTAAAAACTCTACCTTTTCTAGAGTTGCTCATTTTTTCTACTGTTTCCTTAGAAAAACAATTTTTCATTCCTTTGTTCCAAGGGATATTGCCTTTCTTAACACCTCCAATTCCTTTTCTTTCATAGTTATCAAAACCCTCTCCGCCTGTAGATTTATTCCATCCATTTTTAAATGTATCAAATTTTTCTATATAAAAAATTTCCTTTTCTTTGGCTCTCTCAGGAATATCAATTTCTTCACCAATTTCAAAAGTATGTTGTGGTTTATTTCTTTTGTGTTCTCTTTTTCTAATATCTAAATTTTGAGTTTGCCCAACGTATTTGACTTCTCCATTTAAATTTTTAAGAAAGTAAATATAATACATTTTTATTATTATTTATAATCCAAAGAACTCACAAACGTTGATACAAATCTTCCATAGAAATTTTTTGAGTGATTCCATCATCATCTTGTATTTCAATTATAGTATCTCCACTTAAACATTCAAACTCCACCTTGAACTGTTGTTCAGAAGTGTTAGAGATGGTTTGTATCTTCCACTGTTCATCTCTACCAGGAACTTCAGACCAATGAACGTCTGTTGCAACATATTCATTCTTTCCACGTTCAGCATCGTGCCACATACGGTAGAAATGATTCATACCGTGTGGCGTGGAAACTATGATAACTTTTGTGCTTTTACCAGAAGAAATAGTAGGATAAACAGATGCAAAGAATTGGTCTGCAATATGGTTTGGAATAAACGCAAATTCGTCGAGGAAGATGACATTATACGAACCGCCTCGGACAGCAGATGCAGATGTAGAAGCTGCCAATATCTTACTGCCATTTTCTAATTCCAAACTACCTTTGTTCCAAGCCAGAATACCTTGTTGCATCCACTTTGGTAGGTTTTCATATGCAAGTTGTAATCTACTCAGTAGGTCTCTGGCCGTGGATGCCTTGTTGGCTAGAATAGCTATGTTAACATTATCGTTAAACACTGCATAATGTAACAAATATGAAACACAAGTTGTAGACTTACCCGTCTGACGAGGCATCTTACAAATGTTGAATCGATTATCGTGGAATCTCCGAATCAATTTTTCCTGAAACGGATACATATCAAATCCAACAAGACCTTCGTCAAGTGAAACGATCTTGATATAGTTTCTGGCAAAATAAACAGGATCGTCCTTACACTTAATGAATTCCTCAATTTGTGCTTGAGTAAATT